TCCTTCAGTGGATTCTTCCTTTATTTTACGAAATTTCTCCTTTACCTCTTCCTGAACCTCTTCTGATAATTCAATCTTCTCATACTTAGCATTCTCCTCTATTTTTTGTTGGACAATTTTTGTCATATTAGTGTAAGCTTCGAAAAGAGTATCTATTAAAGATGAAGGGAATCGGCTTATATATTTCTGCATATAAAGAAAACGGGACTTAATCTTTTCTTCTCCATTTTCATCAGTATATTTTATTTCTTCCCCAATTTCAGTATCATCAATCTTCTTCAAAGCACATGCAAGAGAATTCCTTTTTAAAGCCTCTATATACTGAGCACCCTCTATATCCTGAAGAGACTCCATAATAACCAACTCCTCTACCGAAGTTAACGGCTCCATCTCAAAATGAATACCCTCTTCTTTAAAATCGACAAATTTACGTGGAGAAAAATTTTTCTTGATTTTCTTAAAAATTTCATCTAGTCCCATACATCAACTCCTTATTTGTTATATAGATTTTTATTTACAATAGATAATATATAAATACGTGAAAATATTTTCTGAAGGAAAATTAGAAGAATTTCTGAGGTCTATTATCTTATCTGGATCTATTTAAATATTATTTATTATATGTATCTTATCTTTTATAAACCGGGTCTTAAAAAAGACCCGGTCTCTTTTTCCTAAGGAAAATACTTACACTCAATTATGTTGTTGTTTTTGTTACATCAAAACGTTTCGACATAGCAGGGTCAGTACCTAGAACTGAATAAGGTTCAGGATCGCTGTCAGTTGCAGCCGTCCATGGGTACTCACCAGTATCAGCAAGGATATCTGATACATTAAGTGTCACAGATTCCTGGACAAGTGCTGCATCAGAAGCATATGATACTGAATAATCTGATATCCAACATGCTTCATAAAAAGTCAGTAAAGCATATTGATTGTATTCATCTAGTTCATCAGTACTCACTTCTGTAGGGTCCTGAAGATTCGCAGTACTTCCCCCTATACTTCTTGTAGCCAGTGCACTAAAGACTACCTCTTGACGGATATCAAAAGGCCATCTGTGGTGTTTTAAAGATCTACAAATTCCATCCATTCCAGCTTTATAACCAAATATCTGATAAATATTTGACAAATACAAAGCAGTCCTGGTTACGGATATTGTCATAGGATCTGTAACACTAGGTACGAGCTCAGCTACTTGGTCTCCAAAACCGATACCACGAACTGGTTCTATCGTTCTAGCCTCAGATGGATCAAAAGTTGCAATTACACCAAGTTGCACTGGTTCATTCTGAGGATTATACGCGAATATACGATTTTTAGAACTTATAACTGAGAGGGTATTAGGCGTAACACCTTTTCGAAAAATATAGCTATCATTATCTCTAGCCATTTGTAAACCCCCTTAGAGTTTCATTTACTAGTTTATTGAAAAAGAAGATCTAAACGTGCCTTTTCAGACTCGCTCAAATCTCCTGTGTCTTCTGTTGTAACCAATCCAGCTTGCATTTCAATTCCATCAAACAAGGAAGTGGCAGTTAAAAGGCTTGTGTCAACTTCAGTAGCTTCTTTCTCTTCTGTTTGAGGTTCAGCATTTGCTTGCTTTTCAGAAGGATCTACCTCCACTGCAACCTCTTTTTCTACTGAAACTTCTTCAGGAGCCTCGCCCTCTTCAGGGGCCTTATCCTTTTTAGGAGCCTTATCCTTTTTTTCTTTAGCTTCTATTTTTGTCTCATCAGGGACTTTTTTATCCTTTTTCCCTTTATCATCACAAGCATCTGATACTTCAGCAATGAGACTTCTTCTTATAGCTTCCGTTGCTTCCTTATTCCAATAATCCTCTGCATTTTTATTAAATGGACATCTAGGATCATCTTTCATAGGACCCGTTCCATCTTGAACTCCTGGATTCTTTTTCGTTCTTCCTGTTCCACTTCCATCAGGATTTCCTGGACCCTTCTCTTTCCCTGCTTCTTTTTCATCAGCAGCTTTTTTCATTTCTGAAATTTTTTTCTTACATGTGAAACAAAAACCAGATTTTTTCATTACATCCCCACCACACTTCGGACATTTTACCATTTCTGGTTTTTCCTTTGCTTCTACATCCGCAATCAGTCTATCTTTTAACTCGTCATCACTCATTTTTGAAATGGCGTAAGCCATCGTTCTGAGATCTTTAGCCATAGGATCACTCTCATTAAAATTTTGAGAGAGTACATCCAGACTAGCTATTAAAGTTTTACGTTCCATTAATGATGCCTCCCTAATTGGTCGGTTTGGATAAAAATCAGAGTTTTGTCTTTGATTACCATAAGCTCTTTCTGAATCCTTCTTCGCATTCTCATATGAACTATTGTCAAGAATTTCTTCCGGACGAAAATAAATATGACGCTCTGGAGGATATACCGTAGGATCAATTAAAAACTCCAATATATTATTAGCGACTTTTTTAACTATTGGTTTAATATTATTCATTTGATTATTTCCTATATTTAACAGGGGACTCCAAAGAGCCCCCTACTTCATCTAACTCCTTATATATTAGAACGAAGATTAAACGTAATTACAATCCATAGTAATGGAAATACTGGACTATAAAATGCTTCGACATTTATGATTGTTGGATCATTTGGATCCAACGTAGCCTTCACACCTGTCCAACCTGTTATAATATTAGCTTGTTGCAAAGCAGAAAGATAAGACTTCAATGTCCGCTCTATCTCTGACCTACGTTGTGTCAGAAGCTTAGAACCTATATAAGGCTTTAACGCTGCTCTAGCTCCTCTTTGTACAAACTGCTTAATTCTTATAACAGAAGGTGTCCTTGTTAAAACTGATGATATATCAGTTGTCAAAGCAAATTTAATTTCTATCCCGGCAGCAAGCTCTGAAAGTAAAGTAATACCAGAATTTGCTGTCTGAGCAGAAGTGACAGAATCCATTCTACGGAATAAACGACGAAAACCTACAATTGGTTTCCCTGTCAAAGGTTCTGCTACATCAAAAGCAGGTGAAGTATCTCTTCCAGAAACGGCTGCAGCCATATAAGCACCGTCTACTAAATATTCAACTTCATTACCTAACGCATCAGTAACAGTGGTAACCGCCCCATCCGGGTAAATAGCTACCATCAACTCATTATTCATCGCTCTTGCTATTGCCTGAGCAGCCGTAGGAGTTGTGTTAATCGGAAATCCAAAATATGAAAACGTATACCTGATTGTATAGTATTTGAAGTTCTTAAATACTGTATAACTGCAGATGAAGTTGTTATAGGTTGCATTAGAGCAGGTTTAGTGCCACCTTCCATAGGTTCGTTGAAATAATCAATACCTGCAATATATCTTGAATCTGGAGCATCATCAGAACCTGATGTCTTCTCGATCTGTAATAAAGCTAATAAACTTGACCCGTTCAAAAAAGCTAAATGAGCAGCAAGTCCAAGATTATTAGTAACCGATAGCGGACCTGTATCTGCTATCACATCCTTTTCCAAACTATATAATTGAGCTTCCTTTAACCCATTTGAATCAAACTGTACTGCCTCAGTAAAGGAAACATAATAGAAATCACCTATACTTGGTTCACGGCCCGATAAATTATAGGTCTTCACTAAACCTGTATCCCCTACCACAATATCAGTTGTATTTGATACCCTTGTCCGAACACCAGGTATTCCTCTTCTAGGTGTTGCAGAAGTCACAAAATCAGGAGTTACTGTATAACCCAAATAATCATCAGCTTGATATATAACCAGTGTACCCTCATTAATTGTAACACGAAAACCTGTTACAGAATCAATATATGTCTGATTTAAATATCCAGTATTATCTCCACCTGATCCCGAACCAGTACTTGTCATATCTGAACTTACTGTATAGGTAGTAGCATCAGCAAAAGTTAGAAATACCGTCTCTGCAACAGCATATCCAGGAGATACTTGTGCGTCACTATTTCCCGCACCAGTCCCATTCGGATAAGTGACATTCTCAGATGAAAAATCAGGGTCAGCTACTGACGTGTCACCAGTAGACCATACCACATCCATCGCAACTCCAGAATTAGTCCCAACTACATCATAAACTCCTACCCCAACAGCACCTGAAGTTTTATCAGTCAATGTCCAGGTATCATCAGGTAGTAAATTACTATACTGTGTTAAGTATACTGTGTTCCCTACTGAAGG